CATTAAATGGTGAAAAGGTCCGTGGAATAAGAGCGAATGTTTTAATTATAGATGAGTTTCTTTTAATGTCGGAAGATATTATTAAAAATGTGCTCATGCCATTCTTGATCGCGCCCAGTGACATTAAGGAACGCATGGTTATTAGCGAGAAAGAAGACAAGTTAATTGCAGAAGGAGTCATTACAGAAAAAGATAGAACTGTATTTCCAAACACATCTCGTATGATTGCACTCTCAAGTGCTTCTTACACTTTCGAGAATTTGTATCGCGTATATTGTGAGTGGGTTGAGAATATCTATTCTAAAGAACCAGTTAAAGATGCAACTTATTTCGTTAGTAATATTTCTTACGAAGCCATACCTTCCTACATGGTCGAGAAGTCTATTATTGAAGAAGCTAAAGCTGGTGGGGCAGAAAATGCTTCGTTCCTTCGTGAATTTTGCTCAAGATTTTGCGACGGCTCAGATTCTTATTTTTCTGCAAAAAAGATGTATAATTTAACCATTAAAGATGGAGACAGGCCGACCACTTTATTAAAAGGAAGAGAGGGACGTAAATATATTCTTTCCTGTGACCCATCTTTTTCTCAAGCCCCCAATTCAGATAATTTTACTTTCGCTGTATTTGAATTAAATGAAGATAATCAAACCGCGACCCTAGTTCATAATTATGCCAAAGCTGGATTAGAGATTCGCAAACATATCGAATATTTCTATTACCTTCTTACTAATTTTAACATCGTTCTAATCGTTCCTGATAATGCGGATGGAAATTTTATCCAGAGTGCCAATGAATCGTCTTTGTTTCAAAAGAATAAATTAAAAATAGACTTTATTGATTATGACGGAAGTTTACAGGGAGAAGAATATACACAAATGTTAAGATTGGTTCGTAATCAATATAATTTAGATGCCAAAAAAATCTGTTTCAAACAAATCTTTAATCAAGAATCAATAAGAAGAATGAATGAACAACTACAGACTTATATCAATACTAATAAAATATTCTTTGGATCAAAATTAACGGCCCATGAGGAAGATTTTGAAAATGCTGTTAATTTAGGATTACCATTAGAATTTGAAAAAGGATTTAGTAATGTTGATTTTATTGCTTTACAAGATGATTTAATTTATCAAGTAAAAAAAGAGGCGAGTTTAATTGAGATTAGAACCTCTCCCACAGGCGGACAGGTATTTGATTTACCAGCGTCATTAAAAAGGAATACTAGCGCGACCCGCGCACGCAAGGATAGTTATACAGCCTTAATCATTGGTATTGAAGGAGTTAAGGCTTATTTTGATATAATGAGACAACAACCGAAGCAAGAATCTAGGATGTTTGTACCGGTGTCTTGGAGGATTTAATTTCTAGTCTTTTTAATATTAAATTATAATAATTCTCGTCTTTTTCAATTAAGATAAAATTTCTATTAAGATTTAGGGCGGCGAGTCCTGTTGTTCCACTTCCGGCACAAGAATCTAAAACTAAATCATTTTCTTTACTATAGCTTTTGATAAACCATTCCGCAAGTTCAATTGGTTTCTGTGTTGGGTGAATTTGTTGTTGTTTAGACCAATTTTGTTTAATATCTAAAATACTAATTGGATATCGAGTCCCTAAATTATTAACATTTATTTCTTTTAATCCAATTTTATGGTTATTGGTTTTCAATTTGTATCCATTTCTACTATATGGTTTTCCCTCTTGCATAATAGGATAATAATTAACTTTTCCATTACAAAAAACTAAAATGCTTTCATGTCTTTTAACAGGCGCATACTTAGCGGTTAGAGCCGAACCGCTCCGACTTTTCTTCCATATCCATTCGTGTTTAAAATGTTTAATATTTGAACATACCAAAATAGAAGTAAAAGGTTGTGAAGCGTGTAAAATTATGGCCGCACCCGGTTTAATAATTCTATTATATTGCACCCAAAGTAAATTTAAATCTATTCTACAATCAAAATCACATAAAGTTGTTCCAAATGGTAAGTCTGTATATATTAAATCGATACTTTTATCTTCAATTGTTGGTAAAATGTCCAAACAATCACCCAAAATTACTCTATTTTCCATATTTTTTTTTATCATAGATTGATTAGAAGTAAAGAATAATTTTATTCAAAATTATCCTAAAAATATTCAAGTTTAAGTGTAATATAAGACATGAATAATGAGATTTTGAGCTTGGATGGAGAGATTTGGCGCGATATTGAAGGATATAATGGTAATTACGAGATATCTAATATCGGTAGAATAATTACAAAATGCCATAAAAAGAAGAGAATTTTAGGGACTTATATATCTGAACAAGGATACGAAATGGTTCGATTAACAAGAAACAATAAAACAAAAGGATTCTTACTCCATAGACTCGTTGCCCAACATTTTATATCAAACCCCAATAATCTACCTATTGTTCATCATAAAGATAATATAAAAAGTAATAATCGTGTAGAAAATTTAACATGGGTTACAGACAAAGAGAATAGAGATTTTGCTTGGAGCGATGGCAGGTTTAAGAATAGATTATATAAAAAGGGGTTAATATTAAAAAATATTGAGTCAACCCCAAATTATTATACAGATAAAAACTTTAATCCGCCCGATGAGATTTGGTTAAATGTAAAGAATTTTGAGGGTAGATATAAAATCTCTAATTACGGACGAGTAATAACTATTTATAAATGTGGTGAAAAATTTCTAAAACCAAGAGTTTGCTCAGACCGTGGAAGCAAAAAGCCACTATTGGTAAGTCTGTATAAAAATGGTGAGAAAGAAAAGGCTTACACAGTTCATAGACTAGTAGCAATACATTTCATAGAAAATTGTAATAATTTCCCAGAAATTAATCATAAAGATGGTAATAGATTTAATAATCATATTTCCAATTTGGAATGGCTAACACATCAAGACAATATGCGACATGCTAGAGAAACTGGTTTAATAGATTTTAGAGGAGAAAAAAGCTGTTTTTCTAAATTAAGAAATGATGATATAATTAAAATCAGAAAACTTTATGAAGTAGATAAAATATCTATGAATAAATTATCAAAAATCTATAATATGACCGTAACTGGAATATCAAATATCATTAATAGAAAAACTTGGAGACATATTTAAAAATTATGAAAGAAAAAATAAAATTAAGTCAATATGCTAAAGAGCAAAACGTCCCTTATAAACAAATTTGGGATAAATATGCCAACGGATCGCTACCCGTTCAAACAGAAGTTTCTAAAACGGGCCGAGTTTCAGTAATTCGAGAAGCAAAAGCCTCAATAACCGATGTTAACGCATCATTCGGAAAAATGGCCGTCCCTATGTCTCCATTTGAAAAAACTTATGAAGCCACGGCATCAACAACTCGTAGAAATAAAGCTGCTACCAGCACGCCAACGGATGAGTATTATTGGATTAAGAACGGTATCAATCCCTTCAATATTAGTAATAATAATATCAATTGTAACGAGGCTATTCGTCTCACTCAATTAGCTTATTATAATTTCTCAATTATAAAAAATTGTATTGACCTTATGGCTGAGTTCTCTACTAATAAACTTTATTTTCGTGGAGGAAATGTTAAGTCTAAAAAGTTTTTTACTGACTGGTTGGAAACTATAAATATTTTAGATATTCAAGACAAGTTTTTCCGCGAACTATATAGGAGTAGTAATGTTTTTATCTATAGGTTTGACGCTGCTATGGGACAATCTTCGATGTTAAAGTTAAATGAAGCTTATCTTTCGGAAGCCGCTAAAGATACAAAATTGCCTATTTCTTATATTATTTTGAATCCCGCCGATATCAACGTTGGCGGAAATGTCATGTTTTCTAAAAATGCATACTTTAAGGTCTTGAATAGTTATGAGATCGGGCGACTAAAGAAACCGCAGACAGAAGAAGAACAAAAATTTTATGATGGATTAGCTCCAGAAATCCAAAAACAAATTCAAGGGGGCGCGGGTTCTATTTTAATCCCGTTAGACCCGGAGCAAATTAGTGTTATTTTTTATAAGAAGCAAGATTACGAACCAATGGCTATCCCTCTTACGTATCCCGTCTTAAAAGATTTAAATTTTAAGGCTGAATTGCGCCATATTGATGCCGCCGTTTCCAGAACAATGCAAAACGTAGTTCTTTTAATTAAAATGGGTTATGAATCTAAGAATGGCGATTACATGTTTGATCAAAACGCGGCTAATGCAATGAAAGAATTGTTTGCAAGTGAATCTGCCTCGAAAGTTTTGGTTGCGGACTTCACTACCGACGTGAAATATGCTATCCCTACCATCGGTGACTTCCTAGACCCCAAAAAATATCAAATAGTTAATGAAGATATTAAAACTGGCCTCAATCATATTTTATCTGGCTCTAATGATACTAAATTTGCCAACCAATATATTCAAGTTCAA